GAAGCCGCACCATCAGCAAATTTCTCAATGTCTTTGGCTGTTTCTCCAAATAAAACATTGACCTTTGAAACAGTCTCGCCCAAATCGCTGGCAGCTTTAACGGCATCAACGCCAATTTTGACAGCCATTGCACCAGCTGCGGCAGCTGCGGCGGCAAAAGCCAAAGCGGCTTTTTTGCTAAAATCGCCAATCTTGCCGGCAAAACCATCGACATCCTTTGAGCCTACATTGAGGCTCTTTTTGAGTTCATCAACATCAGCAAGGATCGAAAGCTTGAGTGTTCTTGATTGACCGGCCATCACCACTCCTTCAAAATCTTAGTAAATGCATTTTCCCATTGATTGATGATGTATGGCTGCTCGGCACGCAATGTTGGATAGATAAAATAACCAAATGAGCCAATACCGCCGGGAGCCTTGCCAGACCAAATCGGAAATTGTTTGAATTTTTGTGATCCAAATTCGTAACCGCCCCAAAGCTGTTGAGTTGTGCCGCCACCGCTGAATTTCTGAGACACAAAGCCATAGCTGATCTCACCGACTTTTGATGACTTGCTTACTCGTGATCCTTGTGCAATGCGTATCGCCGCTTTATTTGGGCGGCTGCCAGCTGCGCTTGTCACTTTTGATTGCACATAAGTAGCCAAGCCATTTGATACGCCTTTGGCTTCGGCAACAGCTTGCTCATCCATGGCTTTGAAAGCGCGAATGATGCCGCGCAAATCACTCTTGTTGTAAGTGATTGGTTCAGATGCCATCTTTGATCCTCAGTATCTCAAAAGCGGTTAAAATGTCCTCAGCGGTTTGAAACTCTGATCGTGACAATCCTGTGTGGATAGCCAATTCCCAAACAATCCGGTTTATTGATCCGGATTCGTAGCTTTTGGGTTTTCGGTTTCTCCCATGCTGATGTCACTTACAGTTTCACACCAGATTTCAAAAGGCTTGACAGGCTTGCCAGCTGCTTCGCGTTTCATAGCGTGATAAGCCAAAAACATCAAATCAGCAATTCCCAATTTCTCCGAAACTTGCTGAATCGTGTTTCCAGTTTTGTTTTCCCATTTCATCCACTCCGGTGGGAGCGCGGTATAGGTCGCGCTCTCCCCGGTAGCGAATTCAATTGTGATTGGTAGTTTCATGCTCCCGATTTCCTCTCACTATGCCAATGTAGGTGTTGTCACACAGGTAAATGTCATTGAGACAGTCTGTGCATCTGGTGCTGTGCCTCCAGCTGATGGAAAAATCGGCTGAACAGTAAAGTTGAAAGTTGTGCCGGTTTCAGCTTCGAGGATTACCGCCAAAGGTGTATTTGGGTTTGTCTCAGCTGAGTTCCAAAGCATTTCGCAAAGCGATGAGGCTACGCCCCAATCAGCCAACATCTCAACGGCAAATGAGCCTTGAGTATCGGTTGTGTAATACGCCTTGCCATCGAGTGTCTGGTATGTGTTGATCGTTGAATCAACAGTAAGGATTGCAGATGTTGCTTGTGCATCAAAAGTATCCCCATCGATGCTGAAGCTCACATTTCTGCCGGTGATGATTGTTGTGGCCATGTTTTCTCCTATTGGTTGTAGTATGTGGATACTTGGAGATCGGCCGTGAGGTACTTACCGGCACCGACTTCCAAAGGTTGAGGTTGATTTACATTTCCGACTTCATAACCATTTGGCATTGCCGCAATGATTGAAAGCATCAATGTTTCGAGATTGTCCAAAGCTGCTGCATTGTTGGCATAAGTGACAACACCAGTCACAGTCAAATTGACCTTGACTTTGGTTGTGTTCTTTCCAATCAAAACGCTTTCCAAATAAGGTGCATCCGGAATCAACACGATTGATGGGCTGGTCATGGTTTCCGGGATGCCGTTGTAAACATTGGCGGCAATGGATGAAAGTGAGTTTTTGAGAGGCGTGCGGATCGCTGATTCAATGCTCATTGCGCCATCGTTTCAACATCCAAAAACGGCCCGAGTAAACCAATTACTCTGTTGCTCAAGCTGCGGCCGAGCACAAATGGTGACGGCTGAAAATTGTCTGACATAATCGCATTGCCGGGAGCTGTAATGCTCTGGAAAATTTCAACGGCAACAACCAAGATTGCATTTTCAATTGGTGGTGTGGATGCGTATAAAGCCGCTGCCGATCCACCACTCAATGTTGCTGTTGCAGCTGGAATAAATGGCAATGGATAGTCACGATCAGCGGCCGCTGTTGCCGCTGTGAAAGTGTAAGGCTCAATCCGATCATCGGTGACTGTGTAAGTCGCGCTGTAAGCTCCGGCCCCGGTAACAACAACAGATTGACCCGGCACAAAGTAATTTGGCCGCATTGTGGTGAAATAAATGACGGAATCACTCACATTGGCAAAAGTCACCGATGATTGGTATTGCGTAAGTAAAGGCAAAATCGTTTGCTCAGCGGAATCTATAAAAGAATCAAGCTGTGCATCCGAATACAAAGAAACCGAGACACCAAGAATAGACCTCAGCTGTGAGGCTGTGACAATTGCTGGCATCTCGGTTCCTTTCGTATCAACAGCGTTCGGGAGCGACCGCCATCGATGATTGATTGTTAATTAAGCGAGGTTGTTGAACTGTGCACCATTTGGCACCTTGGCAGCTAGTGCGCCATAGCCGTAGTAAAGGATGTCAATTGTTCCATCGCTGTTGATGTTGCTGCGTAGCGTAAAGCGTGGAGATTCATACCATGTGTAAGAATCTGGATTGACAACGACCATTGAGGAATCGCCTGAAGCTGTTGTAGTGCCAGCGTTACCAAATGAGCGTGAAACATAAAGATTTAGACCCGGTGAAACTACACCGCGCAAAGAATCTCCGCGAACATTTCCAGCTGCATTTGATGGTTGTGCTGCATTGTAAAGAGGTGCTCCATTGTCGTTGTAACCCATGATGTTGCCCCATTGTGTTGGTGAGACGATCAATGATCGAGCAAAACCAAGTGATGAGCCATAAACAGCGGCGGCTGCCTGAGATGTGTATCCAAGGAATCCGGTTGCTGTATTTGCTGCCTGTGCTGTCGTGCTAGTGACTGCCGCTTGCATTGCTGCGAGTGCATACTCATCAGTCTCTTTTGCATAAGCAAATTCAAGATTCTGGAGCAAAGCTGTTAGGTACTCCGGACGGCTGCGATCAATGAGCTCTACTGTCGAGATCGCACGGCCTTTGAATGGCTGAACAGATACAGAAAGAAATGTTGCAGATAGTGATGATTCTGCAATTGCATCGTTCTCATTGATTGGCAATACTGTTGGAACAGCGGTAACTTTTGGCAATTCAAAGGTCATACCTTCGGCAACTAAAGTTTCACGGCTGATGCCATCGATGCAACCGCGATCAGCGTTTGCAAGTGCATTGATAACCTGTGTGCTTTGTGGTGTTGGGATCATGCCGGGTGCGGTTGATGTTGTGTTATCAGCTGCCTTTACATACTGGCGTGAATCCTCATCATGCAAAACGCTTGCGCGTAGGTAGTGCTCAAGGTATGAAACCTTGTCCACAATTGGTGAGCGCGGTGCTGTGTAATAAGCCGGGCGCGATGCCTGTACTGGTGCGGCGACTTCTGGAGCTGCTACCGGTTCAACGGCAGGAGCGGTGACTTGTTCGGTAGTGTTTTCCACTTTGTCTCCTTCATTTGGGTTTGTTGTATCTGTAACTGTTTCAGTTTCAGAATCCTCTGATGCGGCTACTTCTGAGACACGAGCTGATCGCACAGCCGGCTCTGTAACCAATGCAACAGCTGTGAGCTGTCCATTGAGCACCTTCATGGTGCCATCTTTTTGCATTTCGTAATTGTCCACAGCCAATTCAATTGAGAATCCATCGCGTAGGCCTTCCATTGCCTCTGTGAGTGCATCGGTGCCAGCTGTTGTGTTAGCAATCTTGAAAGTTGCTGTCATTTCTTTATCATTGACAGACATTGCAATGCTTTTGCCAATGCGGCGTGTGTTGTCGTGTTCAAGATTTAGAAAAACATCATTTGGTTGAATTGACCCGCGAGCAAATACAACTTTTCCGGTTGATGCATTTGCGTGCTCATTAAAAGCAACGATGCGACCGCTGATTGTTCGTGAATCGGAATCAGCTGCCGTAATTTGCATTGGTGTTGTTAGCTTCATGAGATCATGTCCTCCATTTGTCGAATTTCCTCAGTAGTGATCGCACCGATTTCATACAAAATCTTGTAAATCTCTGCACGTTCTTTTTCTGATCCGCGCAAATACGCCTTGAGATCAAATTCAACGCGCTGTGTTGATGGCGTAAAATCTGGCATTGATAAACGGCTGGTGATGCTGTTCATCAGCGGCAGCAATGAGAAATCCAACAAGGTTTGACGCGCCGTCTGGGCGTTTTGATAGGTCATGGATGATCCAGTCGGCGCATCAATAAAGTAAGCCGGAATACCCACGGCGCGTGCTAATTCGGTTGCAATGATTTCTCTTGCAGCGTTGAGACCAATTTGCTCCGGAGAGAATCCAACTGTTGTCAATTCAACATCAGCATTGAGAAACGCTGTGCCGCGATTTCTGCGAGCTGTTCCCCACGCATCAAGCAATTTTGCAATTCGATCAGCTGGCAACGCTGTGCCATTTGATTTCAAAACCATCGATGGCACAGGCTCTTTTGCGTACATTGCAGCGGCTCTTTCAAGCTCTGCACCAGCACGGATTGTGCGACCAGCGCGATTCAACAATCCTTCATCGTTGCCGTAAAATACGACAAGTGATCCAACACCAGTCATCGGCACGCGTGATCCATCGACTGTGTAATACTCAATCTGTGTTCCAATTGAATTTAGAAAAACACCAACGCGATTTGGAGCAACGCGCCACATTTGGCGCACACGGCCTGTATCAGCAAAAAGATCGATGATCTGAAAATACGAGAATCCTGTGAATAATAAATCCTCGCACGCCCACACCCATGATGCTGCTCCTGGTACTCGCTTGTCTGGATCGGAAATCACAACAGGTTGATCAACAATCTGGCCTGTTGTTTTATCGCGTGTAATCATCGGAATTGTCGCGATCGAATTACAAATCATGTTGCGTGCACGAGCTATCGCCGGCACACTCATTGCTTCCTCGCGGCTTGCAATGTAATCAGCTCCACCAAATGGGAAAAATGCATCCAGCGTTGGAGCTGGCCCAATTTGTGCAGCTACATCAGCACCGCGCTGAACAGCGACAGTTTCAATGGTGCGCTTTCGATCGAATAATCCCATGAGAGGATTTTCTCAAAATGTCAAGCATCAACCCACCAAAATGTCGATTTCGGTTTCTGGGCGTGTCGCAAAGTGTGTGACGAGCGCGGCTGCTACGGCTGCACAAACAGCTGTGCCGCTGGCACGCCTTCCGATAACCCATCCACCATCACCACGGCGCAATTGCACAGCTGAAAGGATTTGCTCTGTCAGCGATGATTGATTTCTGTGTTTTAACCGACCCGAATTGATTGCACCCAAAAGCTCATCACAAGCTTGAGGATAATCGCTGTCCATGTCATGGATTGGGATACCGGCCGGCTGCATACGCGCTGCAACAGCTCCGGATGTTCGCCGTGAATAAAGCAAATACTCAATTGGGTATTTGCGACAATACGAGGCAGCATCGTTGGCGATTGCCCGATCATCAAGCTGGATTGTGTTTTCCCATGTATGCAACAGCTTCACGACAAATGACTCCGAGCCAAGCTTTTGGGCGGCCACGAGGGCCGCGTGTTTTCTGTCCGGTGAAATGTCAATGGCCATCCATGTGAGCTTGTCCTCATCCAGATCAATCGACTCATCACCACACTCTTGCCACTCTTTGGCACCCACAACGCTTGAGATTGTCTGAACCCATCTATTCAAAACCTCCGTCATTACAACATCGGGAGGATCATTGAAAACAGCGCGGATGTTGTCCGGGTGGATTGTTATGCCAAGGCCGGGATTTGCAAAAGCTGCATTTTCTAGCGAAATCTCATCGGTTGGAGCTGACCACTCAAAATAGCCAACATCATCAGATGCACCACTAGCTGCGGCCAATCCTCTCTCACGCAAAAGATTCAAAACGACCGAGTGAGAATCACCAGCTGAGGAAAAGCAATTGACTTGTGGATTTTTCGCCGCCATCAAGGTATAGCGCATTGCTGCAAAAGTTTCCATGTCGTGTAGCTCTCGGATTTCATCCATGTGGATGGTTTCGGGTTTTGACAATCCACGAGCTGCCGATCCTCCAGCTTTGATGATAAAACGATTGCCGGTGATTGTCTGAATTTCCTCGGCACCATGTTGCCAGCGGATGCGCTTTACCTGATTGGCCAAATCCGCATTTTCCTCAATGATCTGCACAATGGCTCGAAATTGCTCAAGCGATGTCACCAATCTGTGAGCTGTGGAAACTTGAAGCGACTCATCCCAATGAAACAAGCCCATAAGGATTCTGGCCATCATGTATGTACTTTTGCCATTTTGCCTTGCAACTGTCGCAACTGAAATCGGGTGATGGTAGCGGCCATCCGGTTTCATCTTGAGCGAGTGTTCGGCCAACCACTTTTGCCACGGCATAAAGCCATCGGGAAAGATTTGATCAGCGAAATCGATCAGTTCAAAGCCGCGTGATGGCAAATCATTGAGTGGTGAGTGGATTCGTGGAGCTGTTACCGGCGAAAAAACCGATGTGAGCCGATCTGAGACGATTTCAGCCGATGGTGTATCAATCATGACTTGAACCAGCCTGATCATGACTTATCGAGCTGTTTTGGGGTATAAACAGGCCAT